ACCTGTCACAATCTGCATCATCACCATGTCGCGCTCACGGGTGCCCGCCCCGAGGCCCGTGTTGACCGTGCAATCCATATCCGCATTCCAAGTGCGGGGATCATACTCGACCCACTTGTTGCGCAGGCGAACGGTGCGCGGTTTGTCCTGGTGCTGGATCGCCAGACGAAGCAACCCGCGAAACATCGGCTTGAGGCAGTTGGCGATTGTCCAGACAATCATCTCGGTCTGGCCAATGCCGGCCTGCTCGACCATCGCCGACGCTTTGGCAGTCATGTTCTGCAGTGCATCAGGTGCAAGTCCGCTCGATGCGTCCGTGATGCCCGTGCGGTCGTGCTTCTCCTGGTCGAGATAAGCCAACATCTGAAACGATTTGTCGGCCACGAACGGGACGCTGTTGTATCCGATCGCACTACGGACATCGGTGCCGCTCTGGATGCGGATAGGCTCACCGAAAGCCGGGTTCGTCACGGCGCTCGGGTTGACGATCTTCCCTTCCTGCACCATCGGCTGAGGATTGTTCTGCCAATACAGGTTATCGAGCGTCTGACGCTCCAGAACGGTCTTGATCTTCTGTATTTCGCCGACGTCGTCAAAAATGCTCGTGCCTTCCCACTGATGCGGGCGGCGCTCGCAGACGACATCACAGTAATTGACCTCGTCCCATTCCTCGTTGGACAACAAATACTGCTCGCTGATGCCGCCGGCAAAGACCATGCGGCGCAGTTCGGCAATGCCGTCGTTGTCCTGATCGATACGGACCAGCAGGTCGTAATATTCGATTTCCTGCAGAGCAAGCGCCGCGGGGTCTTCCCGATGCAGCACATCCCGGCGCCGCGTCTGTTCCTCTATATCCGCTTCACTCGACCTGCCGGTTGCCATCGGCAGCTTATCGACCTTCTCCCGATCGTGACCCATCGCGACCAGGTCGGTTCTGCGAAGGCGATAGTTCTCACCGCAGATAGGTGCGTCATAGATGCACACAGCATCCGGATGGATCAGCCAGTTCTCCAGCGGCACCGCGGCCAGCTTCTGACGGGCCTTGACGATCTTGCGTCGAATCCGAACGTCATGAACCGGCATCTGAACCGGACCCTGCGGCGTATCAACCGCTTCCTCTCGCGCCGTGTGTTCCAGCACCTCAACAGCGTCATCGGACACGAGCTGCGCAAAAGCCATCTCATCCAAGCCGGAATGGCTGGAATATTTGACCTCAATACGCTCATCCTGCCACCATTTCAGGATGCCATTGCGTAGGCGCAGAGAGTCGTCGATGGCATCTCGCACCGCATTCGGTCCGCCGCTTTCGGGGAACACGAGATAATTGACAAAATCTGTCGCCTGCTGCGCTTTTTCCTCGTCGCCTTCCGCGTTCGGCAGATATTCGACGACCTTGTCGTTGCCCAGAATAATCCGGACAATCGACGGCAGCACCTTCTTGATCTCGCCGCGGACGTCACGCGAAACAACCTTCGAGCGGCCATCCTCTGACGGAACGTCCTTCATCTCGCCGTCAAAATACTCCATCGCCTTGACACGATCGACGGACTGGTCGTCCCGATAGGTCTCGCAATCCTTGACCATGCTATCTACGACGCGGCAGACTTCAGCGATCGGGGTTTCCCCCGCCGGCTTAGCCGCCTCAGCGATACTGTCCATGTTAGGCAACCTTGCGGGGCGTAAACTTCCAATTCGTGTCACCCGGTTGGGTGATGGCGTAGCGCAGCATCATCAGCGCATATCGACTGGCTGAAATGACGTCGTCCCGCTCTTTCACGATCTTGCCATCCTTACGGTGATACAGCCGGCGTTCTTCAAGCCAGGCACCACACGTCCGAAATACCTTGAACCGGCCCGTCAGCATTCGGTCCAGCATCATCATCAACCCGGCCTCAACACTGTTCGAGCCGTCTTCGAACGTCGCGCGCTCGGGCAGCATGTTCAGGCCCTGATCGCGATACTGCTTGGAGAGGTTCTCGCCGGCCGCAGTGTCGTTATTGCCGTCATGTGGCCAAGACCATGGCAACCAAACGCCCCAGGGCTTGAGCGCAGCCGCGTGAATGACCGGCGTGGCTTCGCGCTGCCGGTAGTCCTTCGTCACGTAGACGACGTCAGCATCTCGGTCCCAAGCCAGACTGACACCGGCAGTCGGATGGTCCCAGCCAAAATCCAGTCCGCCGATCTGCACCCAATGCTTCGGGATCACGATCGGGTCGCAAACAATGTTTTCCTCAAGCACCGGGAAGATGAGGCCGGATCCAAGTGCCGGAATGCCCTTCGACCGCGCTTCCCGTTCATGCGCCGGGTAGCTGGCAATAATCTTCGCCCGCTGCTCGGGCGTATAATGCTCGGCGTCATCGATCGTCATTGACGTCACGACACGTGAAGCAGCACCGGGATCGTCCTTGGTCGGCATAACGAACCTGCTGACGACCGTGGACATGCCCAGCAAAGGCGTGAACGTGGTCTGCGCGAACTGCCCCCGTTGCCCGTTATTCGTACGTGTCAGGCCTTCGCTGTAGATATCTTCGGGCGGCTCTTCATCGAACCAGACGCCATCAACAGTCGGCCCCTGCCACTTCTCTCGGCCCTTCTCATAGGCCTTGAACGCGACAACGCTTTCGCCCGCCTGGACATCGCCGCCGCCACCCCAACGAACGACAACGCTGTCGAGCAGGTTCGGAACGCCCATAGCCCGTGTACGATCCTTGATGCAGTCGAGCGGGATGAAGCCCGTTCCCCACTCTTCCTCTTTGGCCGGCGGACCGATCAATATCCGCTGCGGGTTATCCCGCGTACTTTCGCCAGTCACCGACCCAGCCCACAACAACGGCGCTGCATTGAACGTCGCACCATCCCACCAATCGGGATAGCGGCCGGTCAGGTGGAAAGCCCATTCAGCACCGCCGGCGACGGTCTTGCCGAGCTGATTGCCCGCCATGAACAATCGCTCGCTGTATGTCGCGCCGTTGAGATGGAAATCTCTCTGCTTACGATACGGACGATAGAGCTTCAGTTTGTTAGTGCGACGTCGCCGGTCGATCTCCGCCAGCAACACCATCTTCTCCCTCAACAACGAGGAAAGGTCTGATGGCGGCATCGAGCTGCCGGATCCGGGCGATAAGTTCGTCATCGGTCAGATCGTTTTCCGTGGTGACACGCAGCTCTTTCGGCACGATCGAGGCGATGACCTTGAGATAGGCATCTGGCTTCTCGCAGCGGACCGCCTTGATCGCGGCGACGCCGTTTTCCTGAAAGTCATCGTGCAGCGCTGCGATAAAATCTTCGCCGAGCTTGTTCCGCGACCCCTTTGGCCGGCCGGAGTTGCCCGGCTTGAACTGATGCTCGACAGGAGGAACCGGCTTTCGACGTTCTCCCGTTCCATCCCCGTTTTTTCGGGCCTTAGCCATTGATGCTCTCGCGCAGCACATTCAGCGCTGCCACGACCTCAGGAGGCTTCGGAATATCGTCCAGAAACCGGTATTCCTGGACGACAAAGTCGTCCGGGCCTCGGGTCGCAACCGGCCCCTTCTGCGGCACTCGAACAATGACAGACTGCACGAGCGGCTCAGCCGGCGGCGGAGCCGATCCCGGTTCACCAAGATTGTGGCGTTCGAGCGCCGCTCGGTGCTTGGCGACATCGGCTTCAAACTCGGTCCGGGTGCTGATCTGGGATAGCGGGATCTGGATCATGTCAAACCTCAACTCGACGAATCACCTAAGCTGCGCACCGCAATCGCCAATGTCCAAGGAGACACAATGCAGCCAGCTCTTTACTTGATGAAATTCGTGGGCGTTGCCGATTTCGGCGGCGGAGTTCTCTTTATCGGAAACGACAAGATCGTTGGTATGGACATCGCCAATCTGCGTTTCAAAGGAACCTATTCTGAGCAGAACGGGCGTTTCGTGAGTTCGGTCACCATGAAGGCGCCGACTGGCGCGACGCTGGTGACAGGTCAGGAGCTACCCGCAGGATCGGTGCTGGCACTTACCACTGACTGGCCGTTGGATTTTGCGAACGGAAAAGAACACCCGCTGCTCGTCGAAGGTCGGCCGGTGCAGGTTACATTTGAAAAGATCGATGAGATCTGACAGCGCGAGGTTCAACAAATGAAATATCAAGTGTCGTTCCAATATCTGCCAAAAGGGGCGGAACGTCCTATTGATCACAATAGCGCTTCGGACTTCGAATCCGACAACAGCGCCGTAATCCCTGTTGTTGGCGACTTCGTTCATATCATTAAGCTGCAAAGCGAGCACGCGCCAGACTATTCCGGCCGCGTGCGAACCAGGTTATTTCGCTATTTCGAAGCAGACCTATGCGCCGTCAATATCATTGTCGAACAAGACGACGAGACAAACTGGGGCAAACTAATAAAGGAGTGAGCGAATGACTAAGAGAGCCCGACCACACTTTCGTGTAGCGGAGTGACCTTCAGGTGCTCCATTTATTGTGCTTGAGCAGTTTGACGGCGAAGAGCTTCAGATCTTTCGCAAGACCGTGACTTTCGATCTCCGAGAAGGCACATCCATCGAGGACGCGGAAAGCATTCGGCGATTTCTAAGCGATAACCTTCTC